TACTTATGAAGCATCTTCTTTAGCGTCTGGTGACGTTATTGAGATGTTTATTATGCCTGATGGCGCAAGATTGCTAGAAGGATCACTTGCACATGATGCAATGGGTTCATCCACAACCTTGTCAGTTGGCTATGCTGCACATACTAACGCAGCTGGTACGGCTGTAAGCGCGGCTGCTGCTGCTTATAAAGCGGCTGCTGCGTCTACATCAGCGCAAAAGGTAGACGTAATCGCTACACTAGCTTTAGGCTCCGGCACTGAGTTAGATGCTAACGAGGACGGTGTACCTGTAACGGTTACAATGGGCGGTGCAGCTGGCACTGGTACTGTTGAACTAACTGTTAAGTACGTTCTAGACTAATAGAGTGGGGCGTGTTTGCGCCCCCTCTTTCACATGGAGATAGTTGATGACAAGTACGGTTGATATAGCAAACTACGCACTAAACCTTTTAGGAGCGTCAAACATTTCTAGTTTTTCAGAAAACAGTAAGGCTGGAAGGGTTGTTAATCAGTTTTACGAAGGAACACGAGATACGGTTTTTAGATCTCACCCTTGGAATTGCTTGATTACTAGGGCTGAGTTGGCGCGAGAAAGCGAAGTTCCAAACTTTGGTTACGCTTATCAATATGTTTTACCGTCTGATCCGTTTTGTTTACGTGTTTTAGAATTTAGCAATGGGACTCTTTCTTACCCTCAAGACAACATGACAAATAATACTGGTGGCCCAGTATTTGCCATTGAAGGAAGAAAGCTTGTTACGGATGAAGCAATAGCAAAAATAAAATATATTGCTAAGGTAACAGATCCACAACAATATGATCCTAGTTTAATTCAAGCATTATCTGCTAAACTTGCTGCTAACATTGCATACTCAATAACAGGATCAAATAGTGTTGTTCAAACAATGTACGCTAAATATGAAGCTGAGGTTAAGGAAGCACGGTTTAACGATGCTACGGAAAGTGCTACGCAACGTTTAGAAGCAAGTGATTTGATTGAGAGTAGGTTTTAGGAATGGCAAGAAGTGCTCCAGCTTTAAGTTCTTTTACTGCTGGCGAAATCAGTCCGCGCTTAGAAGGTCGCACAAATATTGAGAAATATCGTGAAGGTCTTTCTGATTTGACTAATATGGTTGTAATGCCTCATGGTGGTGTAACCAGACGTCCAGGGACAGAGTATCTTGGTGAAGTTAAAAGTAGCGCCGTAAAGACAAGACTTATTGCTTTTCAATTTAAAACAAGCGACACATATATCCTTGAGTTTGGCAATCAGATTATGCGTGTATTTCGCAATGATTTACAGGTCTTAAACTCTTCAGCAAAAACAATTACTGCTGCAACAAAGGCAAATCCCGGCGTATTTACAAGTAATAGTCATGGTTTTAGTAATGGTGATGAAATATACGTTGATAGCCTAGGAGGTATGACAGAGGTAAATGGTAGAAATTATTTAGTAGCAAATTCAACGACTAACACGTTTTCTTTGCAAGATCTCTTTGGAAACAATATAAATACTACCAGTTTTACAACTTATACATCTGGTGGAACTGCAACAGAAATATTTGAAATTGCAACACCATATTCTGAAGCTGATTTATTTAATATTAGATTTGCTCAATCTGCGGATACAATGTATCTTGTGCATCCATCATATGATATACGCACCCTAACGAGATCGGATCACAATAATTGGACTTTCGCTACACTTTCTATTTCTGGATCTCCCTCACCAGGATTAAGTGGATCGGATAATAGGCCAAGTTGTGTTTCGTTTTTTGAGCAAAGACTTGTATTCGCAGGTACAAATAATAATCCGCAAAGTATCTGGTTTAGCAAAAACGGTGCTTATACAGACTTTACAGTAGGTACAAACGCGGACGATGCGTTGATCTATACGATTGCGTCAAACCAAGTTAATGCCATCCGTTATCTCTCTGCAACAAGAGTGCTTACGATTGGTACATCTGGCGGTGAATATGTTCTTACTTCAACAAATGACGGTCCTATAACACCAACAACAACACTTATACGTAAATATTCTAACTATGGATCTGCTTCAATAGATCCTGTGCAAGTTGCTGATGTAACATTATTTGTACAACGTGGCGCACGTAAAGTCAGAGAGTTTAAGTTTGTTGGAAATGTAAATACTGGTGGCTACGCTGCACCAGATATGACTATTCTAGCAGAGCATATCACAGATGGTGGTCTTACACAGTTTGCGTATCAGCAAGAGCCAGATAGCGTTGTATGGGCTACAAGAGCCGATGGTACGCTTGTAGGCATGACCTATAGACGCGAAGAAGAGGTTGTTGCTTGGCATAAGCATGTGATTGGTGGTGCATTTAGCGGTGGGCAAGCTGTTGTTGAAAGCATTGCAACATTACCATCTGATACTGGCGAAGATGAATTGTATATGATTGTGAAGCGTACAATCAACAGTGTAACAAAAAGATATGTTGAGAAACTTAAATTGTTTGACTTTGGCGCAAATACAACAGGTGCTTTCTTTGTAGATAGTGGACTATCATATAGTGGTAGTGCTGTTAGCAGCTTATCAGGTTTGTATCATTTACCTGGTGAAAATGTTTCTATATTAGCTAATGGTGCAAGTCATCCTGATAAAACGGTTGCATCTGGTGGTGTTGCGCTTGATTTCTCTGCAACAAGTGCATCTGTAGGATTTGGTTTTACAAGTAACTTAGAAACATTACGTATAGAAAGCGGTTCTGTTGATGGTACAAGTCAGGGTAAACCTAAACGTATTCATGCAATAACATTACGTTTATTTGAAACTGTAGGTGTAGAAGTTGGTAACAGTACTACCGAGTTAGATCGTATACCATTTAGAGATAGTTCTATGGATATGGATACAGCCATACCATTATTTACAGGAGACAAAGAGATAGAGTTTCCTGGTGGGTTTGAAGATGATGACCGTATTTTTGTGAGGCAAACGCAACCACTGCCATTAACGGTATTGGCGTTGTTCCCACGCATGAATACATTTGATTTGTGAGGTAGATTATGGGCGGTCTTTGCACAGGAATACAAGTTTTCACAGGATTAACTGGCGCTGTTAAACAGAAAAATGCGTCTGATAAAGCTGCTGAGAAAGCGCAAGCTGCGGCAAACTTCAACGCAGAAATGATTGAGCGTGATATTGGTTTGCTTGAAAGACAACGTGGTATTATCAATGCACAGTTTGCAATAGATGGTGTAAGAAATCGTAGGGCTTTTGAAAGTGAGATACAAGGTCAAGCAAGATCTGGCTTTGGTTACGCTGGCTTTGATATGAGTCGAGGTACGCCACTTGCTGTGTTGCGTATAAACGCTAGAGAGTTTGACTATCAAGAGGCTGTTAATGAGTTTAACAATGAAATGACAAACATGCAGATAAGTGACGAACAAGAAAACGCACGTCTTAATGCTGAGTTGGCACGTATGGAAGGTAGCGGTGCCTCTGCTAGTCTCCGTGCTCAAGGCACTGCCTCTTTAATAAGTGGGTTAGGTCAAGTAGCAGGTCTTGGCTACCAACGCGGAATATTTGGTTCTGGTTCACAATATTCTACAAGAGCGTCAGGATCTAACTTTACAACTAGCCCACGTCCAATGCCACGTCCTTTGTTGAGGTAATAATATGAGAATACCAGTATATCGAGCAGAAGGAAGAGTAAGCACAGACATGCCGGGGCGTCCTATACGTGCAAGGCGAAGTGTGGGCAGAGAGGCTGAACAGGAGTTGGCAAAGGCTGCACCAGCAAAGGCTGCATTGGCTGCAATCGGTGAATACGCTGAAACACGCTACAAGATGGAAACAAAGAACAATCTTGATAATGCGTTGTTAGACGCACAAGAGGCGTTGCGTGAGAGGCGCGAAGAGCTTTCCAAATCAGATTTATATGGCAGTGTTCTTGATGGTGATGATCCGATATGGACGCGAGAGACAGGTAAGCTACAGCGTGAGTTATCTGATCGAGTAGGTAGCGATAGATATGCACAGCAACAGTTTCAGTCACAGTTTCGTCAGTTAGAGATACAGAATAGATTTGCATTACGCGGTGACATTGATCGCCGTGTTGAAGTTGCCTCTCTGCAAAACAGAGAAAGAAAACTAACGGATGTTGAAAACCAGATAGCAAGTGGTCAGGATCTCAGCGTTATATCTATGGCATTGCAAGGTGTTGTAAACGATACACAGAAAATGGCACAGATAAAGGCTGGTGATCTTAGCAGTCTTACAAAGCAACAATATGCTATGATTTATAACGGTACGGTACGTGCGCTTACAAACTATGCTGATAGTGCAACAAGTGGTGTGCTTGCTATAGATGAAATGAGACGTGCGTTACGTGATAGCTTGCCAAGTGACTTTTATGGTCCAGAAAAAGAAGAAAAGCCTGTTGGCGAGGAAGCACTTTCATCCTCTGGTGGTGCGTATGTTTACGGTTTGATGAAAATGTTAAGCCCAGAAGATCAGGCAAAGATGCTAAAAGCTGTCGGTGGCTTACAAACTTTCTTTGAAGGTCCAACCATTGCAGAGCAAAAAGCACAAGATCTTTCGGAGATTTATAGAAGTGAGTTATCGTCATCAATAAGCGTTTATGCTGACAATTTGCCTACGCAAACCTTATCTGAAGAAACAATTATAAAGCTAGAAACAGATGTAGCAAGTATCTTGCCAAACATAGAGCCTGAAAAGGGCGCTAAGATGGTAGAAGATCTTAATGATTTAAAGCAACTTAATTCTTTGAAAATTGGTTTAGGGCGAGAAGCTACATTAAAAAATATAGACGCTTATGTTGATTTCTACGCAAAAGGAGTGCAAGGGCGTGGTGGCGAAGGTATTGACACGAAGTTTGAAGAAAAAGCATTGAAAATGGCGGTTGATTTGCGAGACGCCATAACTACGCAACTCGACGTAAAAGGTGATGCCATCGCATTTGCTCAGGCAAATAAAATGGATACCGTTAATATAGAGCCTGTTGATTTATCTATTGAAGCTATAAACACAGGCCAAAGTGGTTTGGAAAAAAGAATAGAGGCTGGTAAAAAAATTAAGGATTTAAACGGACTTAATTATACGCCAATTCTTTCTAAGGATGATGCAGACAAAATGATACAAGCCATTGAGGGTGTTGAGGCGTCTGATGCGGCTGCATACTTGCAACAAATGAAATTGTTTCTTGCGCCAATGGACAGAGCGTTTTTGTTTGAAAGTTTAAGGCGCAAAGGATTGTCAAAAGAGTATGTACAGGCAATGTACATTGATGATTTAAAAATTGCTGGTGATTTAATTACGACTAAAGATTTAGATTTAGAAGAATTAAAAAAAGGCTTACCGTCAATTAAAACATCGGGAAGCACAGGTGTAACACAGACACTTAACAATTTGCCTTTATTTGAAGATTACGCTGCTGCATACGTAGCAGGTGGTGATGGCGCAGCGTCTATAAAACTGTTAAATGAGCAACGTGATATGGCAGAAAAACTTGCGTTTTATTATGTCAAAACACAAGATATGGAAGTAGGTGACGCTGTAGAAAAAGCAGTAGAAAGTATTTTTCCTGGTGATGTTTTGGTTGGCAGAAATGAAAACCTGATTGTGCCAAAAGGATTTAAGTCAGAAAATGTTTCAACAGCGTTGCAAACACTTGTTAAGCCAAATGTATTAGATCAATTTGATATTGTGCCACTATCAGACCCAAGATATGAGGGTTTTCAAAATCTCGCCGTTAGTCAACAAGCATTAATAAACAACGGTAAATGGATTAACAACGGCACTGGTGATGGTGTTATACTGCATTACAACTTAGAAGGTACGTTTATACCTGTTCTTATAGGTGATGGAACACAAGCTTTTGAGCTAATGTTTAAAGATTTAGAAAAC